ACTCTTTGCATAGAAAGGGTAAGCGCCGCCGCTGTGGCGAGGAGCGGTGGCAGTCCTCGGCGAGCGTCGCGACTCACGCCGGCGCCGCGCTGGCTACGCCCGTGGCGCGACGGGAGCTCGGCGCATGAGCATGGCCCCCCGGCGGCCCACGAAGCTGACCGCGAAGGTGCGGTCGGGGATCGTCGAGGCGGTCGGGTTGGGCGCGTCGCTATGCACGGCAGCGGCGGCGGTGGGCGTCGGGTCCTCGACCCTCTATCGCTGGATCAAGCGCGGACAACGAGCCGAACGCGGCGACGCGATCTACATCAAGTTCCTCGACGCCGTCGCTGAGGCATCGGCGAAGGCTGAATTGGCCGACCTGGCCACGATCAGGCGAGCGGCCGACGGCGGCGATTGGCGAGCCGCGGCGTGGCGTCTCAAGCACACGAACCCGGAGCGGTACGGAGGAGCGCAGCCGGCGCCGGTGGTTGCGCCGTCGGCCGCGGCGCCCGATCTCGCGCCGTCGACTGCGAGCCCCTCCGCGCCCGTCGTCCGGCTCTACCAGGTGAAGAAGAATGCGTGAGGCCGTCACCGGAGACGGCCTCACGCAACGCGAGCGCCGCTACGTCGAGGGGCGTAGCCGCGGGATGAACGGCATCGCTGCGGTGACGTACGCTGGCTACACGGGCAGTGAGAACACGCTGCACGTGCGCGCGGCGAAGCTGAAGAAGCACCCGAAGATCATCGCCGCGTTGGAGCGAACGGCGGCGGGGGAGGGGTTGGCTGATTCGGTTGAGCTGCCGGCCCCGCAACCCGGCCCGCAAACTGCGCTCGCCGACTGCGTCGCCGACCTCGCGATCTTTGGCGGCGCGGCCGGAGGAGGGAAGAGCTGGGGTTTGCTGTTCGAGCCGGTGAAGTGGGCGACGTGGACTGATGGGCAATGGTGCCTGCCGGGCGCATTTCGTGGCGTGATCTTTCGTCGGACCAATCCCGAGCTCGTGGGCGGCGGCGGGCTGTGGGACGAATCGCAGACCCTGTACCGCCCGCTCGGCGCGAAGCCGCGGCGCTCGCCATCCCCCGACTGGATCTTCCCGGGGCACAACGGGATCGATGCGCGGATCGAGCTCCGGCATCTGGCCACCGAGACCGACATCAACGCTCACCAGGGGAGACAGTACGCGTATGTCGGTTTCGACGAGTTGACCCACTTCACGGAGCGCCAGTTCTGGTACCTCGTGAGTCGGCTCCGAACACTCTGTGGCATTCGTCCGTATCTGCGCGCGAGCTGCAACCCGGATCCGGATTCGTTCGTGAAAGACCTCATCGGCTGGTGGCTCGACAAGCAGGGCTATCCGATCCTGGAGCGCTCGGGCGTCCTGCGGTGGTTCGTTCGCGAGGAGGAGGTGCTGCGCTGGTACGACAGCGAGGAGGAGGCTCGCGCGGCGCATCCAGACGGCGAGCCGATGAGCCTCACTTTCATCGCGAGCCGGTTGTCGGACAACCAGGTCCTTGTGAAAGCGGACCCCGGTTATCGAGCCAGACTCATGGCGATGACTCGCGTGGACCGGGCGAGGCTTCTGGGCGACGAGACGCGCGGCGGCAACTGGAACACCCGCTCGGCCGCAGGGATGGTGTTCCGTCGAGAGGAAGTCAAACTGACCGATGAGCCGCCGCCTTTCCCCGTGGTCGCTACGGTCAGATTCTGGGACAAGGGCGCGAGCGAGGTGAGCGTAAAATACCCAAACCCCGATTGGACGCGCGGAGTCCGCGTCTCGCTGTGTGAGGGAATGCGTCTGTGGATCGACGATGTCGTGTCGACGCGGAGTCGTGGGGTCGACGTACTCGGCATCATGCGCGCGACGGCCGAACTCGACACGGTGCTTGTGACGGTCGGGACTTGGCAGGACTCGGGCGGGGCTGGGGCAACGGACGTGAACGTCTCCGCGGCGGCCCTCGCCGGATTCCCGCTTGAGGTAATCGGGAGCCACACGTCGGACACGACGGGCATCTCGGGCACGCACAAGAGCAGCGCGGCGAAACGGGCATTCGCGAGCGCGTGGGCGCCCTGGGTCAAGCGGGGCGACGTCTACGTGAAACGCGGGCAGCCGTGGACGAACGATCTGCTTGCCGAGCTCGACGGGTTCCCGGACGCGCGCTTCGACGACATTGTCGACGCGATCTCGGGTGCCTTCCAGGTGCTGGTCGGGGGCGGGTTCGGTTGGTTCGAGACGATCAAAGCGGGCGCCGCGGCGGCGCGCGAGACGAGGAAACGATGATGGGAAAGCACTGGCTCACAACGATCAAGACCGACGCGGCGCAGCTGATCGCGGGCTGGTACAACCCGCTCACGGGCCAGGGCGATCCGTCGAAGGACAAGAGCGCCGCGGCGAGCTTCGAGCGCGGCATCCTGATCAACGAGCGGGACCTCGCCTCGCTCTTCACGTGGAACCCGCTGGCACGAGCGATCTGCCTCGCGCTGCCGGAGTGGGGCCTGCGCAACGGGTGGGATCTGACCACGGGCGGCGATGCCGTGTCGAGCCAGTCGCTCGAGACCGCGATCCGCAAGCGCTACGTCGAGCTCGGCGCCCACGAGGTGATGCTGCGCGCCGCGGTCTGGGGGCAGACGTTCGGGGGCGGGCTGGTGCTCGTCGGCGCGAACGATGGTCGGCTGACCGAGGAGCCTCTCGACGAGGGGAATATCCAGTCGATCGACTGGTTCCGCGTCGTGCCCCGATCCCGGGCACTCGTCCACGCGGTCTACTCCGCACCCGCGAAGGCGGATTTCGGGGAGGCCGCGATTTACAAGGTGCGCGAGTCGGGCGCCAACGGAGAATGGGTCGACAGCCTGATCCATGAGAGCCGCGTCATCCGGTGGCCGGGGCCGATCACCGACGACGACATTCGGTTGGGCAACAAGCGCTGGGACCAGTCGATCCTCGACGTCGTCGTCGGCGCGCTGCGCGCGCACGACGGCATGTGGGGCGACGTTGGCGCGATGACCAAGGACGGCTCGCAGGGTGTCTGGATGATCCAGGGACTTGCTAAAGCCGCGGCGACGGGGCTCGGCCAGCACATCCAGGACCGCTTCGACCTCGCCTCGATTGCGCGGTCCGTGTTCGGTGTCCTCCTGTTGGACGCCGACAAGGAAGACTTCAAGTACGTCGAGCGCGGCTACGCCGGGATCTCCGACCTGCTGGGCCAGAGCGCGGTCCGCACCGCGGGCGCGGCGCAGATCCCGGCGACGGTGCTCATGGGCCAGTCGCCGGCGGGCCTCAACGCGACCGGCGAGAGTGATCTCGAACTCTGGTACGCGCGCATCTGGGCTTGGGACACCGGCGTCGCGGCGAGCCGGATCGAGCGGCTCGTGCGCTTGCTCCTGCTGGCGAAGGACGGCCCGACGCAAGGGAAGGAACCGGAGCGCTGGGCGGTGGCGCTGCGCGATCCGCGGCGGCTCAGCCCGATGAAGCAGCACGAGATCCGCGCGCGCCAGGCGCAGACCGACGTGGCCTACATCACGGGCAAGGTACTGACGCCCGAAGAGGTCGCGATCAACCGCTTCTCGGCGGACGGCTGGTCCGACCTGACGCAGATCGACCTCGGCTGGCGCCGCGACTTCCTTGCCTTCGCCAAGGAGGAGATCGGCACGCACCCCAATGAGATCTTCGGCGGTGCGCTCGAGCGCTGGCTGGCGCTGGCGCCTGCAGGCGTACAGGACCCGTCCGCGTCGGGGGCCGCGATCATCAAAGCGCCCTCGGGCGCCGAGGCACCGCAGGACATCAACAAGCGAGCGACCGACGCGCACGATCGCGTCGTCCGCGCGCGGAGCCTCGAGCAGGGTCGCGCCCGTGCCGATGCGGCGGGGCTCCGGTTCGACGCGCACGACGGCGTCGCCGTCATGGTCCGGGTGCCGCCGGCGCTCGCCGCGCTGCTCGCGCTCGAGGGCGGGGAGCCGCCGGACTCGCTCCACATCACGCTCGCCTACCTGGGCAAGCTCGGGCCCGAGGTGCTAGCGGCCGACGTCGAGCGCGTGGCTCGCGCCGTGCGCGACGTCGCGGCCACGATCCATCCGCTGGCTGGGATCATCGGCGGCCTCGGTCGGTTCCCGGCGAGCTCAACGAGCAACGACCTCGACGTGCTCGTCGCCCTGGTCGACGTCCCCGAGCTCGGCGTGCTGCGCGCCGAGCTGGTCCAGGTCCTCGACGCGCTCGGCGTCCCGGCTCGGAAGGACCACGACTTCACCGCGCACGTCACGTTGGCCTACCTGGCGCCGGGGGCGCCGCTCCCGATCCAGTCGATCGCGCCGCGGCCGTTCGGGATCACGGAGCTCGAGCTGTGGATCGGCGACGTGCGGAAGATCTACCCGCTCGGGTCCGAGGGGGGAGCCTTCTGATGAGCGGCCGCGGCGGCGGGGCCCCGCCGGCCCTCGTGGCGTTTTTCTACCTGCTCGGACGCGACGCGTGCTGAAGGTCCTGCTCGCGGTCACCAGCTACCCCTCGGCGTCGCCCGATCGTCGCCGGCTGTTCGCGGAGTTCGGCGCCCCGTCGATTCGCGGCGCCGCCGACGTGGCGGGGCAAACGACGATCCGCGTCTACGGCGGCGCGGAGCACGTGTGCGTGAAGCGCCAGCGCGCGCTCGACGAAGCACTCCGTGAGGGGTTCCGGTGGGTCTTTTGTTGCGACGACGACATCGTGCTCGCATCGACGGCCATCGCCCGCCTGCGCCGCGTGGCCAGCGGACCGGCCACGGCGATCGTGTACTGCGACTATGTCGGCATCTGCCTGCCCGGCGGCGAGCACCCGAAGGGGCCCGTGTTCGTGCAGCGCAGCGTGCCATGGAGCCGCGCCACGCTTCGCCGCCGCAACCTCGTCTCCACGATGAGCCTCTTCGACGTGCGCCAGCTCGCGCGCGCTGGCGTGCGATGGGACCCGGGGCTGGCGCGATTCCAGGACTGGGACCTCGCGCTGCAGTCGGCGGAGGCGGGCCTGGCCGGCGTGCACGTGCCCGAGTCGCTGTTCCATGCGTTCTACTCGGCGCCGGGCATCACCGCCCGGGTGCCGTACGCCCGCGCGATCGCGGCGCTGCGCGCGAAGCACCCCGAGGTGAAGGGATGATCGCGAAGCACGTCCTCGAGCGCATCGATCCCACGTGCCGTCACCCCGAGATCGACGGGTGGGAGCGCCAGGTCCGCCTCCATGTCGAGCGCTACGACTTCGCGGCCCGGATGCTCAACGACGGCCGCGCGCTCGATGCGGGGTGCGGGGCCGGCTACGGCACCGACATGCTCCGCGCTCGCGGGCCCGCCATCGGCATGGACATCGATGTCGCCACCGCCGCCGCGGCCGCGGCGCAGCACCCGAACTCGCTCTTCCTGATCGGCGACCTCGAGCGGCCGTTGCCGCTGGCGCCCGGGTTCCCCGCCGTGGTCTGCCTCGAGGCGATCGAGCATCTGCGCGGACCCGAGTTCGCGCTCGCCAACCTCCGCGCGCTGATCGCGCCGTCGCCGGGCCGTCTCGTGATCTCGGTGCCGCTTCACGAGCAGCTCGGCGACAACCCCTACCACCTGCGGCTGTGGGATGACGCCGCGTCGTTCCGTGCCTGGGTCGAGGCACAGGGCTTCCACTACATCGGCAGAAGCTTCGAGCAGGCCGACAACTGGACCGGCGTGTTCAGCGCCCGGAGGGATCCATGAGCGACGACAGCGACGTTGACTGGGAGCGCTGGCGCGAAACGTTCGATTCAGGGATCACCGCGGGCTACGTGTCGACCCAGGGCAGGCGTGCGATGGTCGACGAGGGTCGCCTGATGGTCCGCCGCTGGCGGGACGCGGGGCTCTTCACCGACGGCGCCTCGGTCCTCGACATGGGCTGCGGTAACGGCCGCGCCGCGGTGGGCTTCTTGGCCTTCGATGTCGAGTACCACGGCGTCGACATCATCGCCGAGGCGGTGGCGTTCTGCCGCCGCGCCTTCGGTGAGGTCGATGGGTATCGGTTCGACCACCTCGACGTCAGCAACGCTTTCTATAATCCGAACGCTCCTCTCCACGCGGAGGCGGTCGACTTCCCGCGGGACACCGCATCGGTCGATCTCCTGATCATGTCGAGCGTGCTCACGCACGTGCACTCGTTGGCCGTCATCGAGCGGTATCTCGCCGAGTCGCGGCGCGTCGTTCGCGCGGGGGGGCATGCGTTTGTCAGCTTCTTTCGCTCGCCGCCGAACAAGGTGTCGATCGATGAAGCGCGCGCCGTCTACCCGGAGACGCAGGTCTGTCGGGCGCTCCGCGAGAGTGGCTGGGCCATCGAGCGAGAGTCCGGCGGCACCACGACGCGCTGGACGGACTCCTGGGATCTCGTGCTGGGGCCCCGAGCGTGACGACGGTCGACATCATCATCCCGCAGTGGAACCAGCGCGCCAAGACGGTGACGTGCGTGCGATCGATCGCGCGGCACGCGCCGGGGGTCCGGATCCTCCTCGTCGACAACGGCAGCGAGCCGGCGGCGCGCGTCGACGCGGAGCTGCGGACCGGCGACCTCATCCTCCGCAACCGGGAGAACCTCGGATTCGTCCGAGCTGTCAACCAGGGGCTCGAGGCGTCGAGCGCCGAGCTCGTCGTGATCCAGAACAACGACACCGAGATCTTCGACGACGTCTACGCGCGCATGCGCCGGATCCTCTCCCACGAGCCGAGCTTCGGGGCGCTCGGACCGGTGACGAGCGAGTGCGGGAGCTGGCAGGCCATCGACCGGATCGTCAACGTCTGGGCGAAGACCTCGCCGCGCGCGAAGCTCGTCAACGCGGCGGCGTCGCCGTCCTCGGCCCGAGCGCGCGACGTCGAACGCCTGCGCGAGGTCCAGCGCCGCACCGACCACGCGGAGCGCGCCGAGCTCGCGGCCGCTCGCTTCGCCGACCACGTCGAGCCGATCCGGGGGATGCTCGCGTTCTTCTGCGTCGCGCTCACGCGCCGCGCCATCAAGACGGTCGGGCTCCTCGATCCCGACTTCGGTCTCGGCTTCGGCGACGACGACGACTACTGCGATCGGCTCCACGGCGCCGGCTTCGGCGTCGGACTCGCGCCGGGATGCTACGTTCGCCACGACCATCGCGCGACCTTCCGCGAGCACTTCTCGGCGTTGGAAATCGCGCGCCTGCAGCGGCAGGCCATGGCGCTCCTCAGGCGGAAGCGGGCCGCTCGAACGAGGCGCTCATGACGGCGACGACGCTCGCCGCGATCGCGACGATCCCGGAGAGGACCAAGTTCCTTCCGCGCGTTCTCGAGTCGCTGCGTCCCCAGGTCGATCGGTTGTGCGTGTACCTCAACGGGCACGCCGAGGTTCCGGCCTGCGTGCTCGAGCTCGCCGACGAGCACGTGCTCTCACCGACGAACGACGGCGCCGAAGCGAAGGTGCACTGGGCCGATCGGCACGACGGGATCTACCTGTCCTGCGACGACGACTTCATCTATCGCAGTGAGCCCGCGTACGTCGCGACGATGGTGCACGCCGTCGAGCAATGGGAGGGCGCCGCGATCGTGACGGCGCACGGGCGCTCGTACCAGGGCAGGCCGCAACGCGTCGGCGACATCGTGCCGCGCTCGCAGGGGATCATCCACGCGCGCGTGCCCTCGGGCCGCTGGGTGAACCACCCGGGAACGGGAGTCTCGGCGTGGGATGCCCGACGCGTTCACGTGCCGACGTCCTGGCCCCGGCGCAACGCGGCCGACATGCAGCTCGCGGCGTGGGCGCAGCGCGCGCGCGTCCCGATCTGGCTCGTGCCGCACCGCGGCCGCTGGCTCGGGTCGCTTGCTTCGATCGACCCGAGGGGAATCTACATGACGGCGCGGGCGCGCGGGTTTCCGATTCGGACCGCAGTGCTGCAGGAACACGGGCGGACGCACGGCTGGGTCCTCTGGGCGGTCCAGTGGGGATCCGCCGAGGCGTCGATCGTGGAGCAAGCACTGAAGAGGAACCGAGAAGGGTGATGGACATGACGCTGGGGCAGGACGCCGTTGACGAGGGGCGGGAGAAACTCATCGACCGAGTCACCCTCCGTCTGGACGAGCCACTCCGAGTACGGATCGAGCGCGAGGTGAATCGCCGGAGCGCCCGCGCGGGTGTCGCGAAGTTGTCCGTGGCGGAGGTGGTTCGCGCGCTGATCGGCGAACGCCTCGACGCCATCGAGCACGGTTCCCCTCCATAGCGTCGGCGGACAAGCGCGCGATCTGCTGTCGCGGCGGGCCGATCGGGTCGTCGAGCGGGCCGGCTCAGCGCCCCAGATCGCCACCCACCCCCGCGCGCGCGATACACCAGCCCTCCGGAGCGCGCATCAGTTTTCGTGGCGGACAATGGCACCCAAGTCTGCCACGGAAGCGCTCGCCGCAGATGGGTCCCGTCGCTCATCGTCCGACTCGTGAGCGCAACAGCGCAGAGGACCTCCTCGAGTTCAGTGGCTCCCGTCGACGCCCCAAACGTCGACGGGAGCGGTGTTCGCGAGCGACCCTCGCTGCGACGCGTCGAGCGCTACGACTTCTCGGGCCGGCTCGGGAAGTTCGAGCGAACGCCGTCCGGCGGGCTGAGGATCCCTGGCTTTATCTCGCGGGTCGGCATCCAGGCGTACGTCGACGTCGCCGGCAAGACGACGCTTGAGTTCCGGCCGCCCGAGGAGGTTCTCGCCGAGGAGTCGTGGCGCAGTTTCGAAGGTGCGCCGCTGACGTGGCTCCACCCGCCCGACCTCGTCGATCCGACGAACTGGCGGGAGTACGTGATCGGCAGCGTCCGCAACGTGCGGCCTGACGGGAGTCGCATCGCGGCGGACTTCGTCGTCGAGGACGCCGCCGCGATCACGGCCATCGAGAACGACGAGATCGTCGAATCGTCGGCCGGCTACAAGGCCGACGAGGACCCGACGCCGGGCGAGTACGAGGGCCAGCCGTTCGACGTCGTGCAGCGGAACATCCGCGGCAATCACGTGGCGTTGGGGCCCGCGGGTTGGGGCCGAGCGGGGCCGAGCGTGTCTCTGCGGCTCGACGCCGCGCATCAAGTGATCGGCGCCCCGGCGTCGCGAGCAAAGAGGACTGACTCCATGACGACTCCGAAGACGGTCAAGGTCGACGGCATCCCCTACGAGGCGGGTTCCGACTCGCACCTGCAGGCGGTCGACAAGCTCCTCGCGCAGAAGGACGCGGCGCTCGCCGAGCAGAAGACGCGCTTCGACGCCGAGCTCGCGACGGCACGCAACGAGCACGGCGAGGCCAAGGGCACCGTCGCCGCGCTCGAGGCTCGCGCGACCAAGGCCGAGGCCCAGGTCGCCGAGGCGCAGAAGAAGCTCGACGCGGCGATGTCTCCGGAGGAGCTCGACAAGCGCGTCGCCGACCGGCTCGCTCTGATCGACCGCGCCCGCGGTGTGCTCGGCGCGTCGTTCGCCGGCAAGACCGACAAGGACGAGACGATGGCCGACGGCGACATCATGCGCGCCGTGCTCGACAAGGTCGGCCTCGACCTGGGCGACGACGGGAAGGACGACAGCGTCGTCCGCGGCGCGTTCCTCGCCGCCACGAAGGCGGGTGCCGACGCCGGCGAGAGCGGCGACGGCGAGGACACCGCCGAGGGCGGCGCGCCGAAGGGTGACGGCGGCGGCGTGCGCATCTCCAAGGCGGACGACGAGACGAAGGTCGCGCCGGCGACGTCGGTCCTCGAGCAGGTCCGGCGCGACAACGCGGAGTACTTGGCGACCTGCCACAAGGGGTTCGCGGTCACGGTCACGAAGAACTGAGGCTGACGCGGCGCGAGCCGCATCGAGACGTGAGGCGGCTCAACGCCGCTTGGAGAAACGACGATGGTCCAGACCAACTACCGCCTCAGCGAGCGCATCGGGCGCCACGGCGCCGCATTCGAGACCGAACCGCCCCGTTCCGTATCGGCCTACGCGTACGCCGCGATCCGTCCCGGCGACCTCGCGATCAAGCCGGCCGCGTTCGGCGGGCTCGACAAGGTCGTCCGGACGCTCAGCGCGCCGGCCGCGGCCGACGTCGACGCGATCATCGCGACGATCGGCTCCACCGCGGGGGAGCAGACCCTCTCGGGCGACGACCTCGACGGGATCATCGGCGCCGACCGCATCTTCCCGCCGCGGAACCTGACGATCACGTTCAACAGCCACGGCGACTGGGACGCAACGACCGGGATCGTGCGCGGTCTCGACGAGGCCGGGCGCCCGCAGGAGGAAGACATCGCGATCCCCAACGGGGGCAACGCGGTGGTCACGCTGAAGAAGTTCTTCTCGGCCGTGCTCTCGCTCTACATCCCGGCGCAGACCGGCACGAACGGAACCGCGACCCTCGGCACTGGCACGTCGCTCGGTCCGCTGACGGCGCTCGACGTCGCCGGCGTCGTGCGCTACCTCGCGCGTCAGCAGGTCGCCTCCGCGGATGCGGAGTTCGAGGCCGGCGACGTCCTCAACCTGATCACCGAGGGCCTCGTCGCGCTCGAGGTCGAGGCCGCGGTCAGCGGTGGCGAGCAGGTGTTCGTTCGTCTCGTCGCCGCCGGCGACGAAGTCGTCGGGACCTACCTCGGCAGCCGCGACGGCACCGCCGCGGCGCCGGACGCCGTTCCGGTCGTCGGTCTGCGGTTCGCCGCGGACAGCGTCACGGGCGCTGACGGCGTGATCCTCGCGCCCGTCCAGGTCGAGCTCTGATCTGAGTGCCGGCTCATCCGGCCCCATCCCCGATTCCGCACGCAGATTTCGCCTCCCCCTCCCGAGAGATAGACACGGAGCAACAGATGAAGCCCCTCAAGATCGCCCCCGAGCTCCTGAACGACCCGGAGGTTCGGGCTATCGCGCGGCGCCTGATCAACGACGCCGCGGTCCGGAGCATCGGCCAGGTGCGCCTCGACGGGCGCTGGGTCCGCATGGACGCCGACGTGGCGACCGCGTACGTCGCGCGCCAGCTCGAGCACGTCAAGGCGCAGACCTACGACGTGAAGAAGGCGGCGCTCAAGGCGCGCATCTTCTTGCCGGTCTCGTTCGAGGCCCACCCCGGCGCGCAGGTCATCAGCTACGACCAGTGGGACAGCTGGGGCGAGGCCGAGATCGCCGACAGCTACTCGAAGGACGCGCCGCGCGTCGACGTGGAGAAGAAGAACTTCCCGACGAAGGTCTTCGGGCTCCGCTCGAGCTACGGCTACGACATCCAGGATCTGCGCGCCGCGATGATGAGCGGGAGCAACATCGACGAGATCCGCGGCATGCAAGCGCGCCGGAGCATCGAAGCGAAGCTCGACAAGATCATGGCCCAGGGCGACGTCCGCATCGGCCGCACCGGATTCGTCAACGACGCCAACGTGCCGACGTTCGCTGGCACCGCGCCGTCGTGGTCGTTCGCGACGCCGGCGCAGACGATGTTCCGCGGTCTCAACGCGATCGCGGCGCAGGTCGTGACGCAGACGAACCAGGTCGAGTCGCCCAACTCGATCCTCTTCCCGACCGCCGCGTTCCAGATCGTGACGGGCAACACGTTCGGCACCGACAACCCGGAAACCATCCTCAGCGCGTGGCTCCGGAACAACCCCTACGGGGTGCGGTTCGCCGACCAGTGGACCGAGCTCGACGGCGCCGGCGCCGGCGACGCGGACCGGATCGTCTGCTACACGCGCGACAAGCGCGTCGCGGAGGTCGAGATCTCGCAGGACTACGAGGAGTTCCCGCCCGAGATGCGCGGCCTCGAGTTCCTGACGCAGTGCCACATGCGCACCGCGGGCACCGTGTTCCGCTACCCCAAGGCGGCGGTCTACGCCGACGGTACCTTCGACGTCACCGACTACGAGGTCGCCGCGAGCTGAGCCCCATGAAGCGCATCATCAGCGAACGACAGATGAGGATCGGCGCGCTCCTGCTGCGCGCCGGTGCTCCGAGCGAGCCGATGCCCGAGTCGCTCGCTCGGAGCCTCATCGCGTCGAGCAAGCTCGCCACCCTCTGGGCCGCCAAGGGCATGGTCCACGTCGTCGACGCGGACAGCCCCGAAGCGCGGATGGTCGTGGTCCAGGTCGGTGGACCTCGGCTCCCCGATCCGGTGGCGCGCATCGTCGAGCTCATCACGGAGTTCGAAGCGCTCGACGCCACCCTGGCGGACGAGCAGCGCGACGCGGTCGCGGCGATCCTGAAGGAGCGCACCGAAGCGGGCGCCCCTGGGCCCGTCGAGGACGGCGACACCGGCGACGCCGCTGAGGAGCCCGCCGGCGGGCTTCCGGAGTCTCCCGAGGAACCCGCCGCGACGATGGGGCCCGAGGGCGGTGAGCCCGGTGGGCTCGCCGTGGAGGCGCCCGCAGAGCCCCCCGCCCAAGACCCGTGGAACCTCGCCGGCCGAAGCGTCGGCGAGCTGCGCGAGCTCGCCCGCGAGCTCGAGCTCACCGAGAAGGTCAACATGCGTCTCGGCGAGGACAATCTTCGAGAGGCCCTCCGAGAAGCGATCGCGGCGGAGGGCTAAACGGTGGCAGCCACCGAGCTCCATACCCTCGCGAGCTTCCGGGCGCGCTTCCGCCATGCGCCCGAGGACGACGACTTCGTCCTCGAGGTGCTCGATGAAGCCGCGCAGCGGACGCCCCCCGATGTGTGGGGCGTCTACACACGTGCCGGGCACGGCTATCTCGCTGCGCACATCCTCGGAATGGAGCCGTACGGGCGCGATGCTCGGCTGCGGCGGAACGACTCGCAGACGTCGTACGGGTTGCTACGCGAGGACCTCGAGCGATCGATAGGCACGGCGATGGCGCCGCGCGTGACGGGGTCGACGTGAGCGTCACCGATCGAGACCGCGGTGCGCGACGGGTTACTCGGGCGATCGATCAGGTCGCCAAGGGGGCCACGGTCACGGTGGGGATCCACAGGGACCGAGGCCGGGAGATCCATCCCGGCAGCAGCGAGACCACGGTCGCCGGGGTCGCAGCGATCATCGAGTACGGGTCCGAATCGCAGCCCCAGCGGTCGTTCGTTCGCGCCGTCGCGGACGCGGCGCAGGGCGCCACAGAGCGCGCGCTGGCCAGGGCCGCGGAACGTCCGCTGCGCGGCACCGGCGACGCGCGCAGTTCGCTCGGCGCAGTGGGCGAGGACCTCGCCGCCCGCATGCGCGCCGCCGTCCCGAAGTGGACGGGAGCTACTGCGGAAGCGATCGAGGCACGCGTCAAGATCGGACGAGTGTCGTGAACGACTGGAGCACGTGGCAGACCACGATCCCGGCGCTCTTCGCGGGGCTCATGGGCATCCCATGCCACTGGGCCGACCAGCCGCGGCAGATGGTCATGGGAGCTCGCGCGCAGATCGACATCATCGCGACGCCGGCGTTCGGGGTCGACGATCGGTTGCGCACCGAGGACCTCGACACGGGGGAGCTCACCGAGTCGGCGGTGGGTCAGCGCGAGATGGTGCTGCAGGTCAGCGTGTGGAACGCGTCGCAGTCGCTCGCCACGGCGGCACGCCAGTACGTCGAGCGGCTGCGGACGCGAATGCACTTCGAATCCACACAGGTGGCGCTCAAGGCGCTCGAACTGTCCTTCCGCCGGTGCGAGGCCCCCGTCGATCTCGACGGCGAGGAAGATGGGCGAACCGTCTCGCGGTGCGCGATGGACGTGCGGCTCGGCTACGCGTGGCGGGAGACCGACGCGGAGAACCCGGGCACCTGGATCGAAACGGGGCGCATCACCGCGAACACCATCACCGATGTCGACGATACGGATCTCCCCGACGCGCTGCAGATCGACATCAACCCCCCGGAGAGCTGAGCCATGGGCACGAACCTCGACCGCTTCGTCCGCTCCACCATCACCCGCGCCACACGGACGGTGTCGCGTCGTGGCTTCGGCACCGCGATGCTCGTCGCCTATCACACCGCGTTCCTCGATCTCGTGCGCGAGTACTCCGCGGCCGACGAGATGCTCGACGACGGCTTCGACGCCGAGCACCCGCTCTACAAGGCGGGCCGCGCGCTGAAGTCTCAGGACCCGTGCCCGGCGACCTTCAAGGTCGGCCGCCGCGCCGGGGCCCCGGCGCAGACCCTCCGCTTCACGCCGAGCACGCCCGTGGAGACCGAGGTCTTCTCGATCACGATCGGAGGCATCGTTTTCGAGATCGCGGCGGGGGCCGGAGACGCCGAGGCCGATGTGCTCGACGACCTGGTCGCGCTCATCAACCCCGACGTCGACGCGATCATCGCGACGATCGGTTCCACCGCGGGGGTCCAGACCCTCGACGACACCGACCTCGACGGCGTCATCGGGGGGGACACGATGTCGCCGCCGCGCAACCTCGTGTTCACGCACGACGGAAACGCGTACTGGGACGCGACGACCGGGATCGTGACGGGGCTCGACGCGAGCGGTCGCACAATCACCGAGTCGTTCGCAATCCCGAACGGGCTCGGCGCCGGCGCGCAGACCGTGACGCTGACGCGGCTCTTCGCGTCGGTGATCAGCCTCGACATCCCGGCGCAGACGGGTGTCGGCGGCAGCGCCACGCTGGGCTACGGCAACCGCTTCGACGCGACTGGTCGGATCCAGGTCACGGCGACCGACGGTGCCACGTACGTCGACCTCGCCGCGGACACCGATGGCGACTGGTACAGCTACCTCGCGAGTTCGAACTTCACGATCGACGATCAGACCGCGGAGCCGACGATCACGCTCGCCGAGGACCTCGCCGCGATCAAGGCGGCCGACGCCGACTTCTTTGGGCTCGCCGTCGTCGATGCGCAGAGCGCGGCGCAGCTCGACGCCGTCGCGGCCTGGACCGAGGCCGAGGCGCTGATCTACGTCGGGCACTCCGCGGACAGCGATGTCGAAGACGACGTCGAGACGGACATCGCGTCGACGCTCGTCGACGCGGGCTACCTCCAGACCAAGCTCTTCTACTCGCGGATCAACCACGGGCGGTTCCCCGACGCCGCGCTCCTGGGCCGGATGCTACCGTTCACGATCGGATCGGCGCATTGGGAGTACAAGGACCTCGCCGGCATCCTGGCCGACGACCTGTCCGAGACGGTCATCACCCGCCTGACGGGGTCGGCGCAGTCACCGACCGACAGCAAGCGGTGCCTGGTCTATCTCGAGGCGGTGCCGACGGGGACCAACGTCGGGACGAACATCACCTGGGGCGGCCTGACCTCGGGCGGCGAGTGGATCGACATCATCCAGCTGATCTTCCTGACGCACTCGCGCCTCCAGGAGGTTGCGTTCAACCTCCAGCTCGCGTCGCCGAAGATCCCGTTCACCGCGGGCGGCATCGACCAGTTCAAGGGCAAGGTCGAACTCGCCCTCGATCGACTCGCGGCGCCTCCGTACAACGGATACGACCCGACCTCGATCGTCGTCGAAGCCACCGCTCTCGAGGACACGACCGAGGCCGATCGCCAGGCGCGCTACTACGACGGCATCTCCTGGGGAGCGCGCGTTCAGGGGGCGATCCGCGCCGTGAACATCGGAGGAAAGGTCACGCCATGAGCGAAGCTGCCGCGTACGCGTACTCGCCCCTGCAGGTCACCTTGTCGATCGCCGACATCCTGATCGATGGGGGCTACGGCGAAGACGAATTCCTGAACATCGAGAAACAGGAAGACGACACCACCGATGTTGTGGGGGTCGGGGGCGACGTCGCGATCAGCGTGATCCACGACAACCGAGCCACGGTGAAGATCACGCTGCTCGCCTCGAGCCCGCAGAACGGGAAGTTGAGTGCGCTGCGGGCTGTCGGGCGCACAACGCCGATCGGCGTCGCGGTCGGCGAGTTCTACGTCGCGGACCGACTCAGCCGCGGAACGATCCACAAGGCGCGGCACTGCTGGATTCAGAAACCGCCGACGGTGACCTACGCGCGCGGCAACGGGGAGCGCGTCTGGACGGTCCGGCTCGCCGACCTCGTGACCTACGACGCCGGCAACATCGAGCTCTAGCGAAGAAGGGGTTTCGGAATGGGGGAAGACGAACGCGCGCCGATCGAGGTCGAGCTGGTCGGACGCCAGTTCAAGCTCATCTGCAAGCCGTGGCCGCACAAGGTCGCGCGCCGCTGGCTCGTGCGCCTGACGAAGCGGGTACTGAGCGCGGTGGCGCAGAGCGGGACCGACGAGATCAACGGGCTCGCGCTCATCGACGGCTTCGACGAGGCGACGCTCGAGGCGTTCCTGGACGACTGCGAGTCGCACACCGAGGCGCAGTCGGAGGACGGCAAGGGCGTAAAGTTTTCGACGCTCACGCCGCTCTTGACGGGGCGGATGGACGTGATGCTGAAGATCGCGCGCGAGCACGCGGAGGTTCAGTTCGCCCCTTTTTTCGCTTCGCTCGGGAGCGCGCTCGTCGACCTCCGCGAGCAGCAGGCGGAGGAGGCGACCGAGGGGAAGGGAGAACCGTCCGGCTGACGATCCCGGACGGTATCGACTGGTGGGCACATCGCATCGCAGCATCGCACCGCTACTCCGTGGGTCTCGCCGAGATCTACGAGCGGTGGACCATGCGCGACGTGCTCGACGCGCATCTGGTGCTCGATGCGTACGAGGCGGCCGAGCTCGAGGCCAGCAAGCCGCACGGCGGGAAGGCCTGGTGAGCCGTGGCTGCAACGCGCGCTACGTGAAGAAGCATGGAGGCCACGATGGCTCTCCGTGAAATCCTCGCCGACCTGCGCGTACGCGTCACCGGCGCGGACCAGCTCCGGCGGGTCAACACCGGCGTCGGCTCCGCGGTCGGCGGACTCCGCAGCGCTGGGCGCATGCTGGGAGGGATCGGCGCCGCGATCACGAGCGCGCTCGCGGTGCGCCGACTCATCGACTTCACCAGCGAGACGATCCGCACGGGGGATGAGATCGGCAAGACGGCCCGACGGATCGGTTTGGCGGCATCCGAGCTGCAGGGATGGCGCTTCGCCGCGCAGCGCAGCGGCATCGAAACGGCCGCGCTCGACCAGAGCTTTAGTCGCCTCGCACGTGCCGCGTTCGAGGCCTCGGAAGGCGGCAGGACGCAGCGCGACACCTTCCGCGAGCTCGGCGTCGAGTACCGGAGGGCGGACGGCTCGCTCAAGTCGCAATCCGATCTGATGCTCGAGGTCGGCGACGCGCTCGGCCGCATGACCGATCGGACCGCCGCGACGGGCATGGCGCAACGCCTGCTGGGCCGCGGCGGGGCCCAGCTGCTCACGCTCTTCGACGCGCAGCGGGGCGGCATCGAGGCACTGATCGCGGAGCACGCGCGGCTCGGCGGAGGGATCTCCGATGACGTGGTCGCCGCCTCCGAGGAGGCGGCGGATGCAATGGCTGACTGGGAGGTCACGACGACGTCGCTCATGTCCGTCTTCGTCGGCAGCTTCCTCCCCGCGCTCACTCGGGCGCTCGGGTACCTGACGGAGTGGTCGGCGACGATCGGCGCCGCCCTGCGCCGGTCCCACGTCCTGCAGATCGTCCTGGGCGCGCTGGCCGTGCTGATCGGTCTCGTCGCGACCTCGATCCTCGTCGCGATGAGCCCGGTCCTCATCCCCCTCGCGGCGCTGATCCTCATCGTCGATGACCTGATCTCGCTCTTCACCGGGGGCCGCTCCGTGATCGGCGACTTCCTCGACGAGCTCTTCGGAGTGGGTTCGGCGCAGGCCGTGGTCGAGAATCTCACCGCGGCATGGGAGTGGTTCGTCGAGGTCCTTCGTGACGCGGGGCGGCTCCTCGGCCTCGTGAACGACGCTTCGCCGCCGCAGTCCCGCGAGGCTCGGGAGCGGCAACGCAACGCCGGCAAAGCCGAGACGACCCCGGACGGGGCGGAGGCTCGCGGGCGGGGCCGCGTCCGAGTGCGGGCGGCGACGGACGCCGCCACAGAGGCACGCGGAGCCCGCGTCCAGGCGCTGCGCGAGCAGATCGGCGGCGTCTCCGCGTCGGCGTTCCGGGGTGGCCCCACGGTGCCGGCGAGCGCGATCGGGGGCGGGAGCTCGCGCACCGAGGTCAACCAACGGTTCGACGTTTCGCGGATCAACGTAACGGTGAACGCGGCGCAGGATCCCGACGCCACCGCACAAGCGGTCGGCGGGCAGATCGGAGACCAAATCCAGCGCGCCCTGGGTCGCGCCGCGACGCAGCTGCCGCAGGCCCGCCGGCCCCGGAGGGCGACCTGATGGCGGCCGCCGACATCGTCTTCGAGTTGCCGAGCGGCGAGCTCCTCGCCGTCCTCGCGGACGTCGTGGTCAGCGAGACGCACCGGATGAGCGGCATCGCCACCGAGCAGGAGGTGGAGCGCGGCGTCGCTATCGCGGATCACTACCGGGCCGACCGCGACTCGCTCGCGCTCGAGGTCGTGTTCAGCGACTCGCCGCTGGACGCGCTCGAGGGGCGCGATGGCGAGTTCTGGTTCGGCGTCGAGGGCGACGTGCGGAGCCTCGAGCTCGAGCTCCCCGATCGGCTGGTCACGACGGCGCTCGCCACCGGGCGCTCCCCGGCGAAGGGCGTTCAGACCGCGACCGAGGGGACGCCGAACATCCGCGCTTCCGCCTTCCAGGTCGACGGCGACGAGCCGCTCTCCCGCACGGTCGATAGCTGGGCGCAGCTCCTCGCCGCGAGGGGCAATGCCTACCTCGCGACGGTGACGACGCGGCTCCGGACGTACGAGGACATGGTGCTCTTGAGCGCGGAGACGACGCGCACGGCGAGGGACGGGACGTGGATCATCTGCCAGCTCGAGTTTGCGCAGATCACGCAGGTCGCCACCGAGCTCGTCGACGTGCCGGAGACGGCGCCGCGCAACCGGCGCGGCCAAAACCAGGGCGATCAGCCGACCGAGGAGGTTCCAGAGGACCAGGCGGCTGAGGTGCGGGCGAGCCAGCTGTGGCAGTGGCTCTCATGACGCGGATCCTCCGCGGTCCCGGTGGCGTCTCCGATGCGGGCCAGCGCGTGCGGCTCGACGGTGTCGAGTACCAGCTGCGCTGGCGCTGGCTCACTCGCCCGGCGCGATGGGCGCTCGACATCTCGAGTACGGACGGGACGCTGCTCGTCGGTGGGATCCGGGTCGTCCCGATGGAGCCGCTCTTGCGCGACGTGCGTGGAGCGCGTCCCGCGATGCCTCCGGGCGAGATCTTCGTCTACGACCCGCGGCGACTGCCGCAGATGCCGACGCTCGCCGGGCTCGGAGAGCCGCCGTCTCAGATCGTCTACGTCGAAGCGGCCGAGGTCGCGGCATGACGACGCTCTTCAAGCGCGACTGGCGTGTGCAGGTCGGACAGCTCGTCGTCCGCAAACCTCTGCATGTCTCGTTCGAGATCGAGCGCACGACGCGCCCCCAGCCGAACGCGGCGACGGTGCGGCTGTACAACCTGACGCGCGATCACCAGGCGCTCGTGCAGGACGCGCGCGAAGGGATCGTCACCGTCGAGGCGGGCTTCCTCGGCTCGATGTCACAGATCTTCGGCGGCACCGTGATCCGAGCCCGCGCCGGCGGCCGCTCCGGATCGAAGATCCCCGCCAAGTCGGAACGCGACGGTCCCGACGTCGTCACCGTCATCGAGGCGCTCGACGGGGGCGACACGTACCGAGAGGCACGGATCGCTCGGAGCTACGGGCCCGACGTGAGCGTGTCTACGGTGCTCCGCGACTGCGCTGCAGCGCTCGGACTGGGCGAGGGGAACATCGCCGAGGTAGAGCGCGTCGCGGTGCTCGACGGTGGACAGACCACCTACCCTGACGGGACCGTCCTGGACGGCCAGGCCGCGCGCGAGCTGACGCGGATCCTCGCGAGCTACGGCCTGCGCTGGTCGATCCAGCACGGGACGGTGCAGGTGATCCAGCGGGGCAGCGCGCTGCAGACACAGGGTGTGCGACTGAGCGAGTCGACCGGCCTCATCGGCTCCCCCGAGGTCGCCGCCAACGGAGACGTCACGGTCCGCGCGCTGCTGACGCCCGAGCTCTGGCCGGGGCGACACGTCGTGCTCGAGGCGGAGCGCGTGCGGGGACAGATGACGGTCGCGTCGATCCGCTACGAGGGCGACTCGCACGCCGACACCTGGCAGGCGCAATGCCGGCTCGTCCATCGGGAGGTCGCGTGACCGAGGGCGTGCAACGCGACGACTGGACGCTGGGCGAGCTGCTCGACGCCTGGGGCGACTCGCAATCCAACGAGCTCGGCGTCGCCGGGCCGGGGCGCGTCGAGAGCTACGACGCCGTGCACCAGATCGCCGATGTGACGCCCGTGGTCCGGCGGACGCTCCTCACCGAGGAGGGCGAGCCGGTCTATGAGGACCTGCCGACGATCCGTGCCGTGCGCGTGCTCTGGCCGCGCGCCGGCAACTGGTGCCTGACCGCGCCGCTCGAGGCCGGGCACTTCGTCACCCTCCTGATCTGCGACCGGGACATCTCCCGGTTCCTGCAGACCGGACAAATTTCGAACGCGCCCGATCGGCGGATGCATCACTTGCAGAACGCAGTGTGCATGCCCGTAGGCCCCTACCCGCGTTCCGCCGAGCTGCAGGCCGTCGCCACCGACGCGCTCGAGCTCGGCAACGACTCGAGCGGGGTCAAGATCCGGATCACCGCCGGCGGCGAGGTGCACGTGGTCGGCGACACGGTGCGCCTCGGGAGCGCGGGGGCCAGCGACGCGGTCGCGCTGTCGAGCTTGGTCGACGGTGAACTGACCAAGATCGCGACCACGCTCGCCAGCCTCGTCGGCGGAAGCTCGCCGCCGGCGTCGTTTGGGACCCTGTACGACCGGGCCGGCGTGGGCTCGTCGAAGGTGATCGCCGAATGACGAGCGACCTCCGGCTGACCCGCGAAAGCGAGGTCGACGAACGCAACCCGGTCGCCGGCGATCTCCACGTCGAGGGCGTCGACTTCGCCATCGTGCGCGGCATCGACGCGATCGTACAGGAGATCGAGGTCCGCCTCCGTTGGTGGAAGGGCGAGTGGTTCCTCGATCGGCGCAAGGGGGTTCCGTACATCGGGAGCATCCTCAAGAAGGGCGTCTCGCTCGCGGCCATCCGCGCGATCCTGGCGCGAGAGATCCGGAGCGTTCCGGGCGTGCTCCACGTCGAGCGGATCGACCTCGAGCTCGACGCCACGACTCGCCGGCTCACCGGCGCGGCGGTGATTCGCGTCAGCGATGGTACGACCGAGTCGTCCGAACCTGTGGAGATCTTCTGATGGCTGGACTCACCGACGAGGGCTTCGTGGCGCGCCGGCAGCCGGAGATCCAGGCGCGCATCGAGGAGCGGCTCGCGGCCGACGACGAACTCGCCGGGCTCAACCTCCGCGCCGGCCCGATGCAACAGCTGATCGGGATCCTGAGCGAGGAGCTCGCCGAGCCGTGGGAGGCCGCCGAGGAGGTCTGGGCCTCGCAGTACGCGGGCGCCTCCGGGGTCAGCCTCGACCGCGTCTCGGGGCTGACGGGCACGGTCCGCCGCGCCGCGTCGCGGAGCCTCGTGGTGATCGACTGCGACCTCGCCGGCGGCACCACGCTGCCCGCTGGACGGATTGTGGCACGCGACGACGACCCGGACGTGCAGTTCCGCAGCGTCTCCGAGGTCACCAATAGCGGTGGCGACGCGACGATCGGCGTCACCTTCGAGTCCGTCGCCACCGGCCCCGTCGCCGCACCGACGGGCACGCTCACCGTGATCGTCACGCCCATCACGGGATGGACCGCGGCGACGAACGCCGCCGACGCGAGCCTTGGGCGGGAGCGCGCCGAGGATCCGGAACTGCGCACGCAGCGGCGCGTCGAGCTCGCCGGGCTCGGCACGGGGAACGTCGCTGCGATCCGCGCCGCGGTGGCTCGTGTCGAGGGCGACCTGCCGGACGAGCGACCCGTGCGCGAAGTGAGCGTCTACGAGAACGCCACGATGTCCACCGTCGCGGGCCGACCGCCCAAGAGCGTCGAGGTCGTGATCTGGGATGCTGTCACCGCGGACGCCGACGACGACAAGGTCGCGCAGGCGATCTGGGATCACATCGGCGCCGGCATCGAGCCGCATGGGGTGGGCGAGAGCGGCGTCGCTGTCGACGAGGACACGGGCGAAGAGCACACCGTGGCGTTTACGCGCGCGACGCCGATCCAGGTCTACGTCGACGCGACCGTCGTACTCGTCAGCGGCACTGCGGCGACCTGGCAAGCCGCGGCGAAGGAGACGATCGCGGAGCATTCGCAGACGGCGTATCGGGTCGGGCACACGGCCTACGCGATGCAGCTCGCCTGCGCGCTGCTCGAGCGCGCCGAGATCGAGGAGGTCGTCGAGCTCTTCGTCGGGATCGCGGCGAGCCCGACAGGATCGAGCGTTGCGATCGGCGAGGACGAGATCGCGACCGTGGACACGGCCAACATCACGTTGGCGGAGGCATAGACGATGGGGCTGACGAGCATCCCGGAAAAAACGGCGGAGAGCGTCGGCGTCGACGTGAGCGATCGGCCGCGGCCTCTCGACCGCGATCCGCGCTACGAGACGAACGCGGCCGAGTTCAACGCATTGCGGGACGCGGTCATCGCGAACGCCTCGACGATCGGATTGGCAGACGGGAGCACTGCGGGCTCGCTCGAGGCCCGCGTGCCCGTCGACGTGCCCGTGAGTCATCACGCCGTCAAGACGACCGACGACACCCCGGCTCCGATCTACGTCGATCCGCTCCCCGCGAATAACGCGCAGTACGAGATCCTCGTCTCGGCGCGCAAGACCACGCTCGCGGCCGCCGGTGCCTATGGGATCTTCTCGTACCGCGCCGTTCGCTCCGTCGACTCGGAGGCGGCGGTGACCGTCGCCTCCATCGCGATGCACGCCGACACGGGCCCGGGCGTGACGAACGAGACGTGGTCGATCGCGATCCAGGATGACGGTGCCGGGACGCTCGAGGTCGAGGTGACCGGCGCGGCACAGTCCACGGTCCAATGGCACGCGGTCGTGCGTCGGTGGGCGACGGACTGATGGAGTTCCCGATCGGATTTCCATGGTCTCTCGGCGGGGACGCACTCCTCGACGGTACCGCCATCGCAATGGCGGGCTCGACGCTGTCGTATGAGCGTCGGATCGACGCGTGTGCGGACGGGCTCGCGCTGCTCCTCAACGAGTTCGACAATAAGCCGCGGCTGCGCGCGATCGCGTGTGGGCTGCTCGACGGCGTGCAGGACGTCGTCAACGCGATCTGGCAGCTCTACACGGAGCGCTGGATCGACACCGGCGTCGGCGGGCAGCTCGACATGACCGGAACGGTGCTCGACATGCCGCGCGGTGGCCGCGGCGACGAGGTCTATCGCGCGTTCCTCCGGGCGCGCGCTCTCGTCCTGCGGAGCGACGGGAGCTGGCCCGCGCTCGTCGCCGTGCTGGCGGCGCTGGGGGTGACCCTGGCGGCGCTGGCTGTGACGTACCAGGCCGATTCCCCCGCCGCCTTCGTCGTGCGAGTCCGCGATTCTCTTCCGACCGACGTCACGGGTGCCGACCTCTTCCAGATGCTCGACGCCGCGAAGCTCGGCGGGGTGCGGCTGACGCTGGTCGCTCCCGTCGCCGCGATCGAGCGGACCTTTCGATTCTCCGACGCGGCGGCCTATCTCACGAGCTCGGCGCGTGGGTTCGGCGACGCCGCCAACCCAGGCGCCGGCGGCAGCATCGCTGGGGCCTACGCATCGAGCGTGGAGGTCTGACGATGGCTACGAAGCCCGTATCTGATTTCACTTGGGCGACGGACGCGACGTACGACGCGGACGCCGCGGCCAACAAGCTCGAGCCGCCCACGGTGCTCCGCGAAGAGGGCTGGGAGCGCGGCGAGGAGCCCGGCGCACAGCACGCGAACCACGTGCTCAACGCGCACGGGCAGTGGCACGGGTGGGCCGAGACCGAGCTCGATGATCTCGACGCGCGCTTCGACGTGAACGGACAGGTGCTCTACCCGACCCCGATCAATCGCGTCCGCGTCGTCCCCGCGGAGGGCGGGCTCCCGATCCGGCTTCAGACGACCGGAGGCCCGGCGTTCGCGTACTTCCAAAGCGGCGCAGCGCCCAACCAAGGCTATGAACTCAAGTCGATCGAAGACTACGCGCGGCTCGTCTTCCCGCTGAACTGGTACTTGCCGCCGGAGAGCACGCTGACTCGGATCCGGGCCCTGGTGAAACCGGGCGCCGCCCGCACCGTGATGACGAGCATCCCGGGCGACAACGGTCGTCTCTTCGCCTTCCTGACGTCGACGTTGTCTTCGTTCATCGGGGTATCCGTGGCCCACACCGGTCCGCTTTACGCCGACGAGGACGACGGTACGACGGGCCTGCAGATCCTCGACACCGGCGTCATCAGCTACCAGATCAGCTTCAAGACGGGCGCGAATCCCATCTACCAGATCGTGTGCGGAGTCGACGCGGGCACGAACCGCGACGCGCTGCACGCGATCGAGATCAGCTACACCGACCCCGGGCCGCGGAACATCTGAGCGTAAGGAGCACTTCGATGAGCGCTGACAACAACATTGGCCCCCGCTGCGGTGACGCCTCCACGCGCGAGGGGGCGTTCCAGTTCCCGGCGCTCGACGACACGGGCGAAGTGCTCAACCTCGCGCTGTGGGCCGGCGAGTACGTCGAGATCCTGTGGCTCCCCGAGCCCGACGATCCGGACAACGAGTACGACCTGGGCGACGCGCCGCTGCTCTACGGTTTCTTCCGGACCAAGGCGCTCGCCGTCGTCGGATTCGACCCGACGACAGCGAGCGTGGCGGACGGCGCAAGCGAGATCGGCCTGGTGGTCGATGGCGCCG